AGTTGGTAAATCTACTGGTGCTGTGATTGGTGTATTTACTGCCTGTTGTAATCCACGCAATTCATAACCACCTTCGGAAATTACAGAAGAGCAGACTTGCTTCATAGTGCTACTACTTGTAGTAATTCCAGTGTTGGCAATCTCATATCTCAAAGGAAGTGATGCTGTTGTGATATAAGTTGACTGAATTCTATTTGCGTGGTGGAATGAATGTGCATGAACAAACCTACCATCAATCACAAATCCCATTCTGACTGTACCAAGACCAAGCCATTCAATATCCATCCAAAGAATTTGTGCTTTGGAAATATCTAATGTAATACCAGAAACCCCAGTGCCATCTAACTTATCAATATTCCAGTCGTCTTGTGCTACCTCTGTTTGTGTTCCAGTAGATAAACTTCTTTCTACAAAATAAGGTGTTGTTCCATTAATCTCAAAATACATTCCATTATCAGCACCAAAATATCCAATTCTTTGTCTTAGATTTTCTTTTGGTGTTGCAGGAACAAATGTATTTAAAACAAGCAAAGATTTGCCTGGTTGATATGAGAATGTCTTTGTAGTCTCTCTAATTACCGAACAACCAGCAGTAGTTCCAATACCAATATTGACTAATCCTTGAGTAGTTGCAAATCCAACCGTAGAACCAGTGCCTACAATCAAACTCTCCCAAAGATTATTGTCTCTATATCTGTGAGAACTATCAAATAGAGTAAGAGGTTGAGATATTCTGGTTCTTCCAAAAGCATCAGGATTTACACTTACTGGAAATCTATTGAGATTATCAACAACATTTCCATCCCTTGTCGCTATCAAAGGAACTTCAAAAAGTGTTCTTTCTTGGTTTAGAAAGTCTTGTGTATTCTTATTCCACTGAGCCATTAATCACTCCACGATAATCTTTCTGGTTGATATCTCTGTGCGTTTTTAATTCTTGAAGTATTTACCTGACCAGGATAAATGTTATGAACGATTGCACCAGGATATTCTCCCTGTATCTGTTCTGCAAGTTCGTTCTTAGAAAGCATTTTGCCTTCTACTTCTAAACGGTAAAGTTTACCTTCCCACATAACATCGGCAAAGAAAGATTCTTGTGCCTGTTCTGGTTGGGAACCCCCTACGTTGAGGGTTCCATTGAAATCACCGTTGATGGTGATACTTTCGGATAGAAATTCTTGAAAACTTTTCATTAGCATCTCCAGCGACGACGTGCCTTACAAATTGCCTTATCGGGATCTTTTGAGCAATCTATGTTATGCATATCTTGCTGACCCTTAGAGCGGGCACAGAAGGACTTTCTACGCTTGCTCCTACCAGGACCAGGATCCTTCTCAGTTACGGCAGTCTTAAGTTTAGAACCTGGGTTCTCACGACGGTAAGCATCAACTGCTTTTTGACTCATACCATCAGTCTTATCTCCTTTATTAACCTTTTGCCAATCCTCACCCAGATCTTCTCTCCAGTTTGAGAAATTTTCTTTTGCGGTTTTAGTTCTTGTTGTGCTAAAAAGTCTCTTATTGTTTACACCAGGAATAAATTCTCCAAGTTCACCTTTTGCTTTGTCATTGTGATCGGTGTCACCATCAGCATCAGTATCAATTCTTTTAACTGCTTTAGCAACTAAACTCTTTAAATTGCCAGAAGGAATCTCATAGGATGAAAGACTCTTTTTAGGTACTTCTCTTAAACTATCCACATTGTAGATTTTTTTACTTTTAATATTTGAGGCATATTCACCAGATTCACCTTTTGCCTTATCATAAACATCAATATCAGCATCAGCATCAGTATCAACTCTTTTACTTGCTTTAGCAACTATTTTTTTAAGGTTGCCAGATGGTACTTCATGTGGCGCATGCGCCTGACTATGAATTTCGTTTATTTCTTCACCTTCCTTTACACAATTGGGAACTACTTTGTCTCCTTTTTTCTTCATACCAACTTGTTTGTAACCAACCCAACATTTCTCATCGATAGGTTGACCACCTTTGATTGGTTCTGGTTCAATAAGATTCACTGTTTCAATTTCAAGTGCCTTGAAGTCTTCTCTCCAGTTTGAGAAATCATAACTCTCAGATTTATTTCCCCAGTTAGCGGCACCAACTTTACGACACTTTACAAGTGCCCCAGAAGCATATGCACTTGGCCAAACACTATAACGCGACTTTACTTTATTGTAGCAAGCATCTTTCTTACCACTACCTTTACCAGGTTTATCTTTTGCTTCTGTTACTTCTACTTCTTCTTTCTTCATTTTCTTCTTTGGATCTGTAGAAACATAAGTCGGTTTTGCCGCACCAGTTTTTTCTTGTTGTCCCGGATCTGCTGCTTTTTTTCTTCTTTGTGCAGAAAGTCTTTCTGCCTTGGTCATACTCGCTCTTTTTGCTGAAGAAACACATTTTGGTGTTCCTTCACCAGGTTCGTCACTGGCACAGGTTCCGCCAGTAACTACATTTACCCATCCTGCTTTACCGTCTTTTGATTTGGACTTACCAAACCAATCACGAAGACCTTCTTCTTTGACAGTCTCTTCGTTGGTTACATAGTCTGCTGCAGTATCAATATAATCTGCTGCTTTGGTAATTTTGGATTGCACCCATGCCTGCAGATTACCTTCGCCTTTTTTACCCATCTTCTTCTGAAGACGTTTTGCAGCGTTCTGAATAGTTTTTACCTCAGAACGAGCCATAGAATATTCATGATCTTTTTTTTCTTCCGTCATTTTCTTTTTTCGCCCTTGACAGTGAGCACGCTGACTAAAACCTTTTGGGTTGTCGCAATCAATAGATTTTTTATATTTTTCGGACCAACCCATTATAGGAAAATATTATTCTTTATTATTTAGAAAACCTTGCTTGAGTAACTTTTGAAGTTCTGATGTTGAACCAACGAATACGGCATTATTGGTAACATTATTAGTAGTTTTTACTGATTCATCCTGAACATCTTTAAGTTTTTTCTGAAGATCAATTAATTTATCCGTTGTATCAGCAACACTCTTAATTAACTGTCCGGCAACTTCATATGCTCTTGGACTTCCACCCTCACCAGCAAGTTCCATAATTCCATTAATTGCTTCCTGACCCTTTTCAATCAATGAATATAAGTTGGCACGAGTGTATTCATAGTCCTTTTCGATATCTGGACCTTTTGGTTTTACAGTATCTATTTCTGCAGAAACTTTTTTAGTTTCTACAATATCACTCTCAATATTGAGAGCTCTGTCGATGGAATCATAACTATCACTCATAATTTATTAAATGTCTTCTTGTTGGGTGGGACTATAAGACTTAGAATCTGTAAAAAATTCCCAGGACTCACTAAATCCAAAATCGTCTCCAGCAGCTGGATCCGCACTAACTGGATCTGGGGTAACAGTATACCTCATTTCACGTTTTGCAGTTTGTGTATTGGTTCCACTGTAAACGTCTGCCTGAACTTTGCGAATAAGACCGTCAGTAGTCTCAGAGATTGGACCAAAGAGATAAGTTTTGGCAGTAAATCTTAATGTATATATCAAAGCTCTTCTAGTATTAAAATCTCCCTCATAGTCATCTTGAAAATCAACGCTATCTAAAATAATAGGGACATCTCTTTTTTCTCCGATGGAACTAACAAGATCTATCGTTAAATTAAAAGATGGTTGAAAAAATGGTAAAATTTGCTCAACTATTTGTAATGCATCATCGTTCAATTTGCTAAAGATGCTGAGTTCAAATCCAATATTATATGGAACTGGCATATAAACTTTTTTCAAATTAGTTCCATCAGATGCTTTAAATGTTTGTGTTACGCCTGCTTTTCTGGTTGGATCATATTGTATAGAAACCATTTCGAAAGACATTCTTGGAAGAGTAATTGCAATCGATTTATTCAAATTTGCTTGTTCCTGAATTTTTGTCAGGAATTTTTGCATTGGTCCGTAAGAAATACCAACCTTTGTTTCATCTAAAACAGTTCCATTTTCTTTGGAATGTCTAATGTAAATATTATTAAACAAAGTTCCAAAACCAATAATGGTTTTTCTTATGATTTCGTGATAAAAATAAGTTCCTAACATTAATATTCTCCAAATGGATTAGATTCTGTGAAGTCCAAAATAGAATCTGCTGCCGTTTCTATCTTTTCGTTATCATCGTAATAATCATTGTAAGTTTCACGATCGTAAGATTCTACAACATAAATTGCACCAGAATCTTGCCCAATAACTGTTTCTCCAACATTAAAGTTACCAGTATTTATAGATATTTGTAAATCTACAGGGGGATAAAGGGAACTAATATCAGTTCTTTCAGTATAATTTCTAACTCTAGCGGTTACTCCAGAAGTTTGTCCAGTAATTAATTCGTTATAAGTAAAGGTTCCAATACCAGAAACTGGACTTGTAATAGTTACTGTTGGTGCCGCTGTATAACCATATCCCGAATTTATTATTTGTATCTGTGATACTTGTCCATTAGATACTATTGCCTTCGCAACTGCTGTTTGTCCAATAGAGGGACCACTTACTGTTACTGATGGAATTCCCTCACCATAATATCCTCTTCCAGAATTCGTTACTGAGAAGGACAATATGCCACCAGAAACAACTATTGCTGTTGCTGCTGCTCCAGTTCCACCACCTCCACTTATGGTTACCGTTGGTGGGTTTGTAGATGTGTACCCAAAACCTGCATTTGTTATTCGTACTTCTTTTACAGATTGTACATTTCCTATAGAAGTTGTTATGGCAACGGCAGTTGCAGTAACACCTATTCCACTTGGTCCAGAAATTGTTACAGTTGGAGTGCTGGTATATCCAGATCCATCATCAGTCAATATTATTTGACCAATAGATGGTAGAATAGATCCTATTCCAGATACATTAACACTAGCAGTTGCAGTTGCTGTAATTCCAGTTCCAACTAATCTGAGGGTTGTAATATATCCACCATCATCTACCGTGTTATCAACTTCCTCAAGCGCAGTATCGATAAGTTCATTTTCATATTCATACAACTCGCAACTCAATTCATAGATATAATTTTTACCTAATTGATAAAATGGTTTTTCAAATTCCACTCTCTTGATTTCAAAAAGTCTTTCTCCAAGTGGAAAATAAATTAAATCTCCTTCCTTTGGTCTTTCAATCAAATCTGCAAAGTCATATTCTGTTATAAACCCTTCTCTAATACCAGAAGATATACCCTCTAAGAAAGGAGCAATAAATTCTTCATATCTTTCTCTAGAAATTGTTAAACTAACTTCATTTTGCAATTTAAGTCCAAATTTGGTCATCAAATCACTTCCTGGAGCATATCCATCATAGTTGTTCAAATATGCTTCAATTAGAAAAACATCATCAAATTTTGAGGATTGTATTTCGTTGAGAATATTATCTGTTTTAAAAATTTTTCTTGGCAAATAATAAATTTCAATACCATAAATCTTCAATTGCTCATTAATCAAATCTTGAATGAGAAATTGTTCTGTATTAGATCCTTGAAGAAAAAATGGATTTAAAGTCATGATTATCCAATGAGGTCCATGGGTGGTAATTCGTATTCGGAGAACATTTTTTGTTTTATCTCCTCAAGATCTCTTACTGCATCATCATACAATTGTCTTCCGTTTAATTCAATTCCTCCTGGAAGTTTTACTCCTTGGAATTTAATTAAATTTTGACCCCACTGCCTTTTTATTAATGCAGTAAGATATTGTTTCACAAAACTATCATTGTAAACTTGTGTGAAAGATTCTGGATCCAGTGCTCTATAACACTCAATAACCAAATAATCACCAGCAGATTGTGACGACCAATCGATGTCCAAATATAACCTATCTTGCCTTTTGTTAAATCTTACTTGCTTATCTGTTGTAAGTAAAAAGTCAATATCTTCCAAATAAGATTTAACCATAGCATACTGAAGAAGTTCTACGGAATTGAAATAGTATAAGTCGTTTAAAAATAGTTGATATTTAATACTAAACATTCCACCAGAAATAGAACTAGTATCAAACTTAAATATCTTTTCAATACCAATTACCGAGTCTGGAACTTGGATATAATTTGAATTTTCATAAAAACTAAATGTAGTTGCAGAACCAACAATAGTAGAAGTTCCTGTAGTAGTTACTATACCAACACCACTACTTCCACTTGCTCTACCCCTAGAAATATCGTCAGAAGTTAATTGATATTTTAAATACATTTTCTCAACACCATCAAAGTGGCGTTCATTAAAATATTGAATAGCATCATCTACAAGATCATCAATCTGTTCATCTGATACATTTATTTCTAATACTGGAGCACCAAGTCTCCTCAAACAATAATCAATAAGTCCTTGTTTAGTGCTTGGTTTTGCCATCAGTATTCTCCTCCATCAATAGTGCTTGTCCATACTGGCGTTCCACTTGCGTTTGTTGTTAAAACATAATTACTTGTACTTATTCCAGATTCTGTACTTGCTGCTCCGATAAGTTTTCCAGAATCATCAAAATAAGAAACTCCATTTGGACCATCAAAATCACCAACATCATAATATAAACCTTCAGTTACCGTTACAAATCCGGTAATCGATACATTTCCAGTTGTAAATTGATTTCCTGTAAAAGTTGAAACACCAACAATTTCTGAATTTCCATCAACTTTTAAATTACGACCTACCGTTAGGTCTGTATCTACATAAAGTTCTCCTCCAGTAGTGGTAATGCCTCCAGCAGATGCTAAAGTTGTAACACCTACTGATTGGAAATTATTGTTTACTACAAGATTACTAGAGATATCAACTGAAGCATTGATATCAACGTTAGAACCAAAAGTAGAAAGACCTGATACATTAAGATTATCAATTTCCACATCGCCAGAAATATCAATAGGGCCATCGATATTGACACTTCCAAGAAATGTTGATAATCCAGAAACAAATAAATCGGTAGTCGTTACAAGACCTGAGAATCTACCAGTTCTCCAACGCTTACCATCAATACCCAAATCATAAGTAGCGTCATCATTTGGATTTAAGTCTGATATAAATTCGCCGCCAACATTAATATCATCGCTATTAGCATCACCAAGGTTTATAGTTCCTCCCCTAAATGTTGCAACACCAATAAATTCCGATGTACCATCGACCTTTAAATTTTGACCAATGGTTAGGTTGTTGTTTACAAATAGACTTCCACCAGTTGTTGTGATTCCCCCAGCAGAAGCGAGTGTTGATACTCCACTAATACTCAGCGATTGTGCTGTTAGTGGTCCAAGAACGTTAATGGATGGTGCTGTTATTCCATCCGAAGAACTTATAGTTACTCCAGAACCAACGTTTATTATGTCGTTTGTTCCATCAATAACTACAGAACCTGTTCCAAATGTTACAACTCCAACTATGTTGGCATCGCCGCCAACATTCAAATTTTTAGCAATTCCAACACCACCACTAACAATTACTGCGCCAGTAGTTGTTGATGATGATTGTGTGGTATTGGAAAATGTAACTATTCCCGTAGCAATTAACGAAGACGAATCAATCGTATCCGTCATGTAGAATTTCTCGTCTTCTAAATTCCAAACGAGAAGCATTCCATCTCTAGTCTTAAGAGTGGAATCTACATCAGTTAAATTAATTATTCGTGTTGGTGCTGCTGAAGCATTAGATAAAACACGAATTACGTTCTGAGAACCAATTCTATCGTTAATACTAGGCATTACCTGGTTACCCCGCCTCTTACTAGTGCTGCACCTTCCACAGCTTTAAATTCCTTACCATCGTTTAATAATTTTACATCATAAACGTATCTTCCTGGCTTCAAACTGGTTGTTTGGGCAGCAGTTAATGATATTGATAAAATTCCTAGTTCAGGACTAGTTACAGTAGAAGCAAAAGATACTGAAGAAGTCGAAGCATAATGTTTTCTCAATTGACCCACTGGAACAGTGCTAGACAAATCCAAAGGGGAATTTGATCTAGTATCCTCCAACTGAAAAGAGGTGTCAAAACTGAATCCCTGTTCAATCACAATATTGGATACATAAATCGCCATTATTAGAATTAAAAAGTTTCCTTTAGATATTTATATTTACAGCAAACCAATAAAATTATTTCTTATTTAGTATTTCCATAAGTAAAGATTTTATCTCTTCAATATCCTGTTTCATTTTATCCAATTCTTGTTTTTGCATATCTTTATAGTTTAAGGAGTTAACATATTGATTGTATGAAGTGGTGTCACAGTTAATTATGGCACCACTTTTTTCGTCTCTATAAAGATTTTTGTATCCTTCTACCCTTATCATCTCAATGCAATAGTTCTAAGATCTTTAATTCTTGGAGCATATGCTTGATTTGTTCCGGACATTACAATCTTGATTGTGTATCCCGTGAACAGATCTAAATTATCTGCGGTAAACTCATACTCTAAATACTGATTTTCCAAACTTGCTGGAACAAAAGTATCAGGTCTTCCACTATTTTTGGAGGAATCAACTGGTGTAATTGTTCCGTCAGCACTAAGACTCAGATTATCATATCCTGGGAACAACTCAAATTCTTGAGTAACTTCACTAGAATCTGCTCTGATCAAATTATAAAGAACTCTAAAGTCTGCAGACTCATGTCTATAAGCAGCAAGTATTACTTTAAGTGATGTTGCTGCCTGGGTAAGATTTACAGTATTTGAAACATAAACTGCCGAATGTGGATCAAATAAGAGTGAATTGACTCTATTGTCAGTGGAATAATCGGAGATAGGATTATTCAATCTGCTCAGTCTGAATTCAGTCAATGCTGTATCAGTATAAATTATTGGTGATAAATTGGAATCGGTGGTATTCAAAAGTATACGTGTTGTAAATGATTTATTTCTTGGTAAAGTTGTCAAACTCGTATTTTCGTTGACGTTAGAAGCAACGAGTCTTACAGAGTTCAACTTATTAACCTTATTCAATTCAACATTTTCAAATCCACTATCTAGGAAAGGAGTTTCTGTTCCGTCAACACTTCTACCAGTTGTTGTTCTAACACTCGCAGTTACGGAAGTAGAAGAACCTGGTGATAAAATATCATAATTTGGAACGATTTCGTTGAATTGAATGTTTTCAGTTGCCTTACAATTTTCTCCACCAACAAATTGTTCCGAAGTGAATGACAACTGCGGAAGATCGGAAGTGTCTCCATCATTTGATCTATCTGAACCGTTAGCAGACATATCGATTTCTACATGATATTGGTCGATAGTATTTCCTAAAGAACTTACGGTATGTTCAACTCCGTTAATTCTTCTTAGAGAAACTCCACCTAGTTCATATTTTGTAACCAATGATCCAACACTATGTGGTTGTACCACACCCTCTACAGATCTGGAACTTATTGATAAAGTTCCACTACCAACTGAATTATAAGAGATTATTTCATCTCCAATCTTTACATATCCAAGATAAGAAGCTGAAACTGTCTGACCTTCAAAGGTTGCGAAGTTTGCTGTGCTGGCAACACTGATAGTTGCTGTTTCACTTATTGTTAAAGGAGAATCCAAAGTGGTTGCAGGAACGCTTGGTTCAATTCCAGTAAGAACTACTTTATTTGTGGAGGAATACATTCCATGATCAAAATGATTTACTCTCAAGAAATTGCCAGAATTTAGATTTGTTCCTTCAGTCGTTCTGGTCGTAATAGTTGTACTTGCAAGAGAAACAACAGTTCCAGAATCGTTATAGTAACTAAGTGCTGCCCCAACTTGGAAAGTCTTAGACGCACCCTTCTCTCCTTGAACGTTTGAAAGATAAAGTGTATCTAATCCGTTAATTTCGGAAATAGTAAATCTCGCATCTCTACCCAGAGTGGTAGTAATACCAACAACATCACCAACCTGATACCCATTTCCAGCAAAAGTTGTTGCTGCAATTCCCGTAATTACTCCACCGGATGCTGTAACACTCAACCTTAAACCAGAACCACTACCAACAATATTCGTAGTTTCCAAATCAGCAAACGTTCCTGTTGGATAATTTGTACCACTATCGGTAATAGTTACATTTGTTACTGAACTGCCTGTTCCAACAATATATCCATATCCAAAATCATTAGAACCTGCAATTTTTCTTCCAGTAGTCAAAATTCCAATAGCAGAACTATTTGTAGTTGTTGTAATTCCAAGTGTTACTGTTTTAGGTAAAGTTGTTATTGGATTATTATTCAGTATTTTTACATATCCGTTGCTCTCATCTAAAGTTGGGTTATAGAAGAATGCAGTTCCAGTAGTTGATGTGAAGTTTGCTTTATAAAGTTTGAATTTTAAATCTTGATATTGATTTGCAGTCCAAATAGATCCATTTTGAGACTTGAACAAACTTCCAAGTGCAAATTGTTTAGAATATATAACTGCTTCAGCATCAGGTAAAGACTGTGTATTTACAGTTCTTTCGCCCATTTCCGCAATCCAAAGTTCATATTCATCTGAAGTTTCTGCTACAGCAACAATTGCATATTCTTGTCCAGGAGAAAGATAAATTGGATAATCAAAAGTTACTCTCGTTGCGGTTTCTGCAGTTGATGAAGTTGTAATATCTGTAGGTCTTAATGTAACTGGATTTCCTATAACAGTTCTTGTTGGAGTTCCTAACTCAACGGTTCTTATTTCAATTCTAACCGGATCATTTCCAGATGGTTTATTGGCAAAGAACAAATCTATAGCAGTTAAGAATGCACCATTTGCATCATTATTTTGACCATTTGGATTTGGTGCTTCAATGTTACCGCCAACACTAAAGGATTGTGCCAAAGGATCATAATATCCAACGGTGTTAGTTGTTCTTTGAGTTTGACGTACTTCAAATCTTCCTTCAGACTTATAAGAAGTTTCTGCTGTTGATAATAACTTACTTCCTGGAAGAGGAGTTGCATTAGATGAACTATTTGTAAGTCTATAAGTCTTGGTTCCTGTAGTTATTCTTACTGCTGGGGCTGGAATATCAAGTGGGTTTCTAAGGAAGAAAGTTCCATAGAGATCCCCATAGTTATCACTAATCAATCTAAGATCTTTAACATATGCAATAGCACCACTAGTTTGTCCAACCAATTTTGTTCCAACTTTTGTATAACCAAAATATTTCCCCTGTGCTTCTTCAGATAATCCAAAGGTGTCTACATTCAATACCTTAGATGATTGATTGTATTCTGAGGAAAGATTTTCTGTTTTAATATATGGATTTATATTAAATGTTTTTGTTGGCGCATTGAAAGGTCCTTCTTTGTGGTTTCCTGAAGATACTCTAAATCTAATTACCTCATTTCCTTCACTATAACCAACAACAGTTTCACCAACTTCAAAAGTTCCTACAGATCCATAATTGACTAAAGTTGAATCGTTAGCAATTTCCAATAACTTTGGAATAAAGTCAACACTACCGTTTCCATCGAAGAATTGATAGAATCTTGTCAAAGGTTTCAGATTATTTGCAGAAAACTGGGTATTTCTGGAACGCATATACTGTTCGTTTCCAGATGAAATTACAACTTCTCTGGAAGAAACATCTGCAGTTGTTTGACCTCTGCGATTTGGATCTGCAACCCTCCTTTCTATAAGAGTATTAGAAGCAGGTATTCTAATTGTTCTAATCCAACTATCGCTAGAAGGAGATAATTTAACAAATCCATTATATGAAACAACATGGAATGGGTTGACGTTTTCAACTCTTGTTGCTAAAGGTTGTTCAATCCAACCAACACTTTCATATTTTAAAGTAATAGCATTTCCAGTTTTCTGAACATTGGAGTCTAATAAATTAAAGTTTGTGGAAAGATCTAGATTTTCATCAGTAGTATCAGTTGAAGGTGCGATCTGACCCTTTAAGGTATTTACGCTAATAATTGGTGTTAAATCTTGAGTCTCAGAATCTGTCTGAATTGAAGATACATTTATGTCTATCAACGAATTGTTTTTAAAATCATCTACAAAGAATCCAGTTTTAAATCTATTATTTCCTTGAGCATCTTGAACTTGTAAAGTTTGAGTGCTTACCTCTAACAGAGAAAGAGAAGTGACACGTTCAAGATTTTCTATTCTATCCTCAAGTTTTCCAATATCTCTCATAGTATATCTTCTATTATCTACGAGAGATATTTCTGCATCATTTGGATTATAAAGATACGCTGGAAGAGAAATTGTTCCAAGATCCATCAATCCATCTGGATTATTGTTAGAAGGAACCTTTGGATTTATCCCAGATATACCTTTTTGAACAATAAAGTTGCCAAAAGTATCAAGATATACTTTATCTATTCTTGGCAAGTAATAAGTATAACCAATTAAAGAACTTTCTTTTGGTTTTAGAATAAGTTTTGGTAAAGTTCCAAAACTTCTTGAGTCAAAATCGAATGGTGATTTATCTGTTACTGTGAATTGAGATACTCTTGGTCTGAAATCAAGAGTATCTGTGGCTCTCACTTTTCTTGAACCAATATTAGGAATATCTTCAGAAAATCTTTCTTTATCATAACTTAAAACGGTGTAAACATCACCAGAATCTGAAGAAGGAACTGTATAATGATCAAATACAATTTTTAGTCTTCTGGAAGGTATTGGTGTATTTGCACTTCTAACAATTCTCGAATAATCATAATATTGATCTTTCTGTCCCTTATCTAGGGTAAAGGAAGAAGTTATATTTTTGTAAGAACCATTAGTTACAGATTGTATTGCTGCAGTATTATTCGATTCCTGAAGAGTTACAGATTCTCCGGCAATAAATTTATCTTTATTTAAATATACAATTGATAATACCAATGAAGATGGTTTTGCAACAACTCTTGCAACAGTGTTGGAAGAAGAACTTACAATGTTTTCACCAATAATTGCATTGCTTACTACAGAACTATCAAAAAACTGAATCTGATCAAAAGTTGGTGTGCTTGAATCTAATGATTCTAGAATTGCTATGACTTTTACAACATCTGGATAATTTAATGAAATCTCTTCATCTTGAACTCTTAATCCATAATTTTTATTATAAGTAAGACCATCATTTATTGAAGTATTGACGCCAACACCAGACTGTTGTTGTTTAGAATAAACAACATCTAAAGTCGCACTTCTTGTATATTCTTTAATCTTACTTTGTATCTCATTTTTAGTTAGTGATGTATTTACTACAATATTCGATTGACTTGCAGTTAAACCATTGATTGATACTTGATTATTACTTAAAGTAAATGCATCAGAAGTTACTGTACCAATACCACCGCCAGTGTAGTGAATTGAGTATCTTTCTTCATCAAATGGATCAAAGAAGGCACTTGTGATTCCACTAATAGAAGAAAGATCGAAAGTTAACGTACCAGAACTATCTGTTGTTTCTCCCGTGATCTGTTCCGATATTTTTAATGTTGAACCAGAAAGATCTACAGACTCGATGTTTGGATCTGAAAGTTCTGCATAAAGGTATCCTTTTTCTTGATTTCTTAAGGAAGGAACACCAATTTTAATTGAAGAATATGTTCCATTAGCAACTGTTCCGTTGGATACACCAGAAACCGTAGCACCAGCAGTGATTGTTAAAGAAGTTGTGTTATTTGCTGTAACCCTGTTGAAGGTTTCATCTCCAGAACTAGTTTGATAACGAATAATATCTCCAACTTTAACTCCAGTAAACACTTTTCCAGGACTTACTAGGGTATTTCCACCACTAATAGTTCCACCAATCACACCATTTGGAAGATTTATGGAATCTAACAGAGAATCTGCAGTAAATGTTGGGAACCCAGAAACTCCAGACTGGTAAACCGATTTAATATCTCTAGTTCCATATGCGATTACAGATGCTATCGTAGCAGAAGCATCAATTCCATTAATAATAAGTTGTTCCCCAACAGAGAAAGTTCCAGAAGTTTGTCTAACACTTACTGTGCTTCCTGAACCTGAAGAAACTGCATATCCACTTGCCCCACTGCTCTTACCTTTAATATATGAAGATGTTATCAATCCGAGAGGTGCTACTGGCGTGTTTAACGTGAGGGAGGTATATGTTTGAATATCATATAAGTATAAATCCCAGTTAGTAGAAGCATCCTGATAAGCAGAACCTGTTAAATTGAAGGTGTAAACTCTAGCGTCACCAATTTTTGTTCCACCACCAGCAGATTGATTGTAGAGACTGATAGATTCTTTTTGTTTGGGTGCTCCAGATACATTATTAACTCTTAAAAGATTTCCCATCTCAAATGGGATATTTGCAACCGATACTGTTTCAGTATCTCTTGGTTTTTCTACATCAAGAATAGTTGTAGCAATTTTTTCTACGTTATATCCACCAACATACGCTTCACCTGGAGATATTTTTAAACACATCAGATCATCTGATGGGGTGTTAAATTGATCTGTAGATTGATTGCTAAAGAACAATCCATCATTTCCTAATTTATCATTTAACGAGTTATGTAAGGATAGTTTAAAATCATCTAGAGTATAATGACCAGATTCCTCATAAGTTCTTTCTGCAATATAATCACCAAGTCTATTCAGTTCCGTCTTATTTTCAATCTTTTTTATTCTTCCTTCTTCTACTCTAAGAAGTTCTACAAAGTCTGTATCATTGGTGTCAGAAATTAATTTTTTTGTTAATGTTAAATTAATTTGTAATCTATCAGCACCAGGAGCAGCATAGTTTGTAAATCCCTTTGCGTTGTCAAATAACGTGGAATCATCTTTTGCGTTGACGAGTAATTCCTTGATAGATAACCCAACTCTATAAGAAGGTGTATTTGTATAGTGATCTAATATTAAAGTCTGTTTAGATACTTTTGCAAAATACCCTCTAATAAAATAAACTCCATCTCCAATAGATGCTGCAGATCCAATAGAGGACGCATTAGAACTGATTAAAGAAGCAAATGGAGTTTCTGCACTGATTGTTGTATTTCCGTATGTTACATTTTCATCAGAATACAAAGATTCCCCGTCTTCAAATTGATCAAAAACAAAATTATTATTAGAATCTACGTATTTTACATATATTGTTAATTCATCAACATCTCCACCATCAGGAAACGCAACATATTGAATAGTTGCTGTGGTTCCAGATGTTTCACCGATAATCTTTTTCCCAATAAAATTATTGATGTAAAGTGATACGTCAATTCCAAATTGAGAAGAGTTTAATTTTACGGCATAAAACTGCCCATCGTAAAAAATATTTCCTGGAATTACTACAGTTCCTTCTTTAAAAGTATAACTGCCGAAAGATTCTACTTGATTTTGAAGTATTGACTGTAATGTCGTTAACTCTCGTGCCTGAACTGGATATCCTGGCTTAAATAAGACTTTATAAAAATTTTTATCCGAATCAAAATCGTCAAAATATGGGTTGATATTTAAGTCTGTTTTTTGTGCCATCTTTTTTAGAATTCCAGAATGATTTTAACGTCTTCTTTTTGCCTGAGATTTCTTTCAACCTGAGGTCTATTGTCAATGTAAATAATATCCCCTGTCTTTTTATTTATCTCTGGATTAGCAAGTCCACCAGTGAAAGTTACTCCTAAATCAATCCCATTTTCAGAACTGCCAGTAAAACCAGCAGAAACTGAAGTAGAAGTTGCTGAAGTAAATGATATACTGTCAGTGTTATTGAATTCAACAATATTAGAATCTATAGTAATATCAGTACTATCTTGTTGGTCCAATCCGTTCGTAAGGAATAAAGACCTATCTTTCAAATATTTTAATACTTTTGTAGTGCTATCATAGGATGCAACGTATCCCTTTGCAATCTGTGTTGATGATTGAGTTTGAGTAACAATTTCTCCGACTGCAGGAGTTCCAGTGTAACCACTATCAAGTTTTAATGCATATAAACTAGAATAAGTTGATCCAACGTATGTAGAAACACCTGAATATTCTTTGGGATTTTTTACAATTCCAACCTGAGAGAATTTTGTACTAACAGGAAAATCCTTAGTTGAATCGTCAAATCTAGCATAAATTAAAACTCTGTCAGTTCCAAGTTCGGTATAAATGTCATAACCATGACCTTTTGAAGGTGGAATAATTGGTATTAATTTAGCTGGGTTTGATATTGTTCCTGTTCTTTCCAAATCAACAATACCGTAAGTATATCCACTTCCACCATTGACAACATTTGTTGAAGTAATAGTTCCGGAACTATCAACTGATATTGAAACTCTAGCGCCAGAACCATCGCCTAGAATATTATATGTTCCTGCGGAATATCCCGCACCACCGTTTTCAATATAAACTTTTTTTATTTGGTTATCATTTACTTCAGAATCTCCAGATTCTCTAACTGTTTGAATTTGAGCATCTGAAGTTGTATCCCAATCGTTTGGAACTACAATATATTCGGTTGAATCAAATTTTATAACATCACTTGGAGAAATTGAGAATAAGTATTTCCACAAGTAACCGTCAGATCCTGCAGAAAATGGTTGAAGATCAGTGGACGTAGGTTCATATCTAGATCTTTCACCTTTAAGATTAGTTCCAGAAGAACCATTATCAATACAAATGTAAACTCTATAATCGCTATTAATTACATAATAGTTTGAATCATATAGTCTACTTGTTTGAGAATTTGGAGTTTGATTTAGGATACTATAATCATGCCTATACATATCATAGGCAGTGTTTGATGTCCATTCAACTTTTCTTATAACTCTTCTAATATTAGCACTTGTTACTCTCTTACCAAATAAAGAAGTATCTCTATAATGTGTCAAATATTGTAAATTATCAACTGGACTTGGTGGTCCACTACTACTAGAGTTCCAATCACTAGTTCTGCCAAATCCGACAGCAGTAGAGTTTGGTAAACCTAAAAAAACATAATATGAGTTATTATCATCTAAAACGGAATCAACGAAATTATTCGCATTCAGTATTCTAAATTGATCTGTTACGACAGCAGCCATATTAACATAGTTTTTTAGATATTTATAATACTTTGGGAAGAGCTCCAGTTTCTCTTATACCAACGTTTCTTCTTTGGATTGTTGGGTATGTTGACAATCCAGATGCAACCTTTCCAGTTACTCCAATTGCAACAGGATTTGACCTTACAAGACCGGAGGTGTTTGACAATCTTCCCCAAGAATATCTACCAACAGGGTAACTAGAAGTTCCGGAAGTAACAATTCCAGACACATTCGATCCTGAGTGAACTCTACAAGTAATAATACCGGTAGAATTGTCCAGTGCTTCTACGTAATAAATGTTATCCAAATGAGTCGTCCCAATTCCAATAACTTCACTATCAGAAAAACTGATAGAAGTTACTCCAGTTCCAACTAGAGTATCAAAGATGTAGATGGGGTATCCAACATTTAAATTTGAACCAATTAAAGAATCTAATGTAAACTCTATGGCAAGATTTGGTGTAGTTGTTGAAGCAATTCCAACGATAGAACCTATATCACCCTGAATTGTTGTAAAGTTTTTAATAAGTTCAATAGAATTACTAGTAACCGTTGATATTCCGTTAATTACTAATGCATCAAAAGAAGTTAAATCTGGATCTTCGTACTTAAACAATTCAACACTATCTACAAATACTTGAGTATCGGTGAGAGATATATCACCTATTACATTTGCAGTTGGGAATATCAATGATTCAATAGAATCTCTTGCTTTGGAGACGTTTTCTCCATTTATTTTTTTATCGGATTTTTGCTTAATCCAACTAAGTGGTTTATATGTTGTACTAATTCCAGGACCTGAGTAGAGATTAGTTTCAAACTTATCGGAGAAAGATAAGTCAGTTACAGTTCTCTTGTCTTGAGATATTGTTTCTGGATAATTGTTATTCTTAAGAATCTGGACAACATCACCTTTCTTTATTGTTTCTGCAATATTGGTTACGACTTCAATGTCTGATGCAGAACCCTTGTAGAAGTAAATTGAAATTTTATCATCTACTTTTGGTGCTGTTGTAAATCTGAACGAAGTTCCTCCTCCAAATTCATAAGAGACTCCTGGTTCTTGAAGAACACCATTAATAAAGATTAATAGACAATTTGTTAAATTAATTCTAGAATTTTCACCTTGTTCGAAACTTAGAAGTTCTCCGTTATAGAATAATGGGAATGTTTGTCTTGCACCATCTTGATATTCTGCGATAGAATCGATGAAGTCCAATTCGCCAAACTCCCATGCTGCAAATTTATCAGAATATGTTTCAACAACAGTTAGTTCAAAATCTGAAATGGGAGATGCTAATCTAGAATCTGTAACCAATCCAACTGGTTTAAATACGTCTCCTCTTTGGAAACTATATCCACTCTTAGTAATATCAAATTCAGTAACCCCAAAGTGTGTAGATCCAATTCCAGTGCTATCTACATGACCAACTTTCAAACTGATTGATAATCCAATACCAGTTAGAGTAGTTGAACCAATTCCGAGTCTTGAAACACCTATTACAGAAAGATTATCATATGTTGGTTCAGACACATAAATTTGTGGATTGGTGTATCCTGTTCCTCCTCCAACTATATTAAACGCTAAGGTTCCTCCAGCACCAACTGATGCCGTGATTGTGGCAGCTGCACCAGAGTGTCCATCTTCATAAACGGTAACACCAATTGAAGTTAATCCATTATATCCAGAACCATATGAACCTCCAGGAAGTGCTGTATTAATTCCAGAGATAGAACCTCCAGCTCCAACTATGGCAGTCACAGAAGCACCTACAAGAGGAGCAAAACCGAGACCTGGGGTTGACCCTAGAGAAACAATAATTCCACCTCTAGGAGTTTCATTTTGGTTTACATCATAGTTTGAAATAACATATTCTAAAGGATCCGTATTTGGTTTTGTAATTCCAGAAAATACTATTGTACTTATTCCAGCACTAGTATCTTCAAGAATATCAAAATTTCCACGTGGATTATTATCTGTTGTTGGTTGTTGGAAGATTCCGTTTATAAGAACAATTCCACTTCCGCCAGTTGAACCAATTCCAGTCGTATTTGCTCCACCAACTTGTAAAGTAAATGTTCTACCTATACCATTAAACTGATCAGATAGATCATCATATATCTTGTTTGTAGTGTAGTCTGATCTTAAGAATACACGTCCATTGAACGTCGATGTTTCATAATCTAGGTTATATTCAGTCTTATCAATTTGTGGATTTCCTCTAGGAGCATCTGTAAAATGTATTTTATTTTCTACAATATTGAATGCACCTCTATAAACGTCAACTTGCGTTGAAGACGTGTGAGAGGTTGCTGTTGTTCCAACAAATCCTCTTTCAGTTTCAACTAAATTGAAGGAACCATTATTGGTGATAGGACCAATACTGGATGTTCCAAGACCAACATTATTGACTCTTACATACTCATCATCTATTTTTAGAATATCCGAAGGATTAATAGAAGATATACCACTTAAGTTAAATGTAGTTACTCCAGTTCCTATGGAACCAGATAATGTGTGAGAAACATTGGTAAAGATTAGTGGATGTTGGATAAGATTATCTATGACAATAATTGACTTTTCATTCTTCTTAGACATCTCAAATTGGTGAGCATTTCCTCCACCAAGATCAGTGAAAGATACTGCAATACCATTTCTTACTGTCGATATTTGGAATACATCATAGTTAAGGTTGTCAACTACAGCAAAAACTGTGGAAGGTAATGTGTCAGTTACAGTTCCATCTGTGTATGTCATTGCAGTTGTTGCAATTCCAATAATCGTTGATTTTGGAGTATAAATCAACTCCTCTCCATCTTTGAAGAAGTGATTTGTGATATTAAATGTGCCAGTTGTTGAAATTAATGCATCAGTATCTTCTGGATCAAATACTTTTACAAAAATTGGCACACCTTCCGATGTTAATGTAAAACTAGTTCTATTGATTCTATCTCCATTTAATGAATCGTAGAATTTAAGGTCAACAGATTCTTGAGTGTTTCCATATTCAAGAACTGGAGGTGTGTTTGCAACATCTAAATCATTATAGAAACACTGACTGAATGCGGATATTACAATGTTATTGGAGGAATACTGGGAATCTGGATAGAAATTCAATTCAAACTCAGATCCAGAATTATCTCCACCAAAAGTTCCTATTCCAGAAGCACTATCAAGTGTAGAAATTCCACTTACACTAAGTAAAGGAGAATGTTGAACATAAACATTATTATTGTTATCCTGGATCATCATAACTTGATGAACAGCCTTGGTAGAACCAATACTAACTTCTACTAAAGATTTTACCGAATTAAATAATGTTTTGCTTATAGACAAGACTGAAGTTTCTCCAACCCCTGTAGTCGTGTCTGATTGATATATCACACTTCTTTCAGATCCATTTGGTTGTCTATCCAACTTAAATCTGTAAGGACTTCCAGTTCCAGTTGATGTTGTTCCAAATCCAACAATCTTAGATCTAAAAGTATTTCTGTTAGAAGAAGTGTTGGTATAATTTAACGATAAAATCCCAGAAGAAATATTTGCCCCAAAAGAACCTATAAAATTATTCGAATAATTTGATGTATCCTGTTCAGAATCGAAATAATATTCGGAAAGATAAGTATTTGATCCATCTGTAGCAACATATAACTCCACAAAATTCATTTGATTCGTTATATCATCGATAATCTGAACATTTGCATA